CTGAAGGCCTTTTCCGAGCCTGCAGGGGGCCGAACGGCGCACAAACAATGATTTTTCATACTGAGCGGATGAGCGCAGCCCTCTGCGAAAGCACAAACTTGCTTGCAAACCGAAACCAGAATGTGCCGAAGTGGTGCCTATGAATAATTCAGGCTAAAGCAGTCAAGCACCAGGATTTCATCCTTTTTCCTTGCGTAAGATGCGCCAATCACACATTGGCTGACCACATCATAAGCATAGTAAGCGTGAACCCTCTGCTTGGTGTCTTTCAACTTTCGTGTCAAGTCCACGTCATCCATTGTTATTTGGCTCAGAGAGAACTCACCTGCATGGCGGTGCATGTGCGGCATCTGTTCGTGCATGAAAGTGGTGTAACTCATAAGCTCATGTTCAATTAGCACCTTGTTTTTCGGTCGGTTCAAGTAGTTGGTGATTGTCGATTCACTCAAAACCTTTGGTTCACCGCTCTTGTCTGTGAAATCATCGGGGTTGAATAGTTCTCCAGTTTCTGGGTCATAAACCTCAATTTCACCACATACAAATGAATTGTATAGTTCCAAGACGCTTGTGTTGAATGGCTTGTTAGGAAGTACCGCCAAGCCCAAAATCAAGCGTTCCGTCTTGTGGTCAACCTTGCGTGCGCTTTGGTTTCCAAACTTGCCACTTATCAGACAGGCATAGCCAAACTTCTTGTATTCGGCTACTTTCTTTCTGAATCGCATGGTTGAAGCTGGTAGCGTATGGCCAAATTTCTCTTTGAGGGTTTTGATGGTGGTTGCCATTTTCTCCCAGTCGTATTTTTCTCCCATCAGCTTCTTTGATGCGCTTGCACGGTTGTAGAGCTTGATGCAAGTGTTCAGAACAGAGGCATTCACCACATATTCCTTCACTTTCTCTTGTGTGAGGTCAAGCCCAGTCTTGGCACGGTCGTTGAAGAACGCAACGGCTGCTTGGTCGGTCTCATAGTTGGACGTTATCCAACCCTCCAGTCTCACAGTGTCACCACCAGGATAAAGTTCATCCACCATTTTGCGGTAGATGGTAGGAATGCTATCAACGGCAACCAGAGCATAACGTCCTTGCCCCTTACCGCTACGCACCACATTGATGCGCTTCCTGGCAGATAGCTGCTTGTAGTTCGAGGCAGTCATTATGCCACCTTCAACAAGCTCACGTGCTGAAATGCAAAGTGTGTTACCGTAATACTCCATTTCTCACCTCCTTGATTATTCGGCACAAACAGGTCTTGCGTACTTTTTGTAAAGCTCTGGGGTAGTCAAGATGTCGGCATCCCTCTGTGTCCATGCAGCAAAGATGCTTTGGATTTCTTCCAGTTGCTTGATTTTCACATCCTGGTATTGCTTCATCATCTTGCCCTTGTAGAACACATCCACATTGCCATTGGCTTTGTTGCACTCAATCATTGCACCATTGGGGAAGTATTGGCGCATATAGCCATCTGCATCATGGATGGTCTCAACCTCTGGGGCAACTATCATCACAATGCCACCTTTCTGCTTGGCATATACACGGATGCGCTTTGCCTTGTCACTTTCGCCACGCTTCGCATCAAAGTTCAGGGCATAATAAACCATTTTCCCTGTAACGTTGAACGCTGCCATGATGTCCTGGCGAACTTCTCTTGTTACGTCAATGTACTTTTTCATTGCTTCCATTTTTAATCGTTATACAAATCTTGTTTTATCTTTTTAAGATGCAAAATTCGTCTTTCTCACGCCTTTTTTGTATCTTTGGCGCGGTGTTCCTTTAGTAACACGGTGCAAAGATAAGCATTTTGAATATATCTACAAAATTTTAAGGCGATTATTTTCGCATAATGAATATAATTTATACGCAATATGAATAAGATAGGCATATTAAACGCTTTGATAGACTACTATTCTGGTGGAATAAAGGCAAAGTTTGCAGAAAAGATAGGTGTTAAGCCCCAAACAATCAATACTTGGTTGCTTAGAGGTTCGTTCGATACGGAATTGATATATTCAAAATGCGAATATATCTCAGGCGATTGGCTTCTTACTGGAGAGGGCGAAATGTTTAGAAACAGGTGTTCAGATAAGCATTTTGAATCTATCTACAAAGAAAAGGAGCAAGACTTTTCACACAATAAAGAAAGTTTAACATTGAATGCTCCAAAGCTCGCTGATGATCCAAATGTTGGCAAACCATACTATGATGTTGATTTCATTGGAGGCTTCACTGAGATATTCAACTCTCAGGTAAGTGTTCCAGCTACCAACATTGTCATCCGTGGTTTTGAAAAGGCCGATTTGTGGTGCAATGTTACAGGCCATTCAATGGAGCCAAAAATCAATCATGGTGACATCATAGCCCTTCGCCAATGTACGCTGGATGATGTCCAGTATGGCGAAATATACGCTGTTGTGCTTGACACGATACGAACCATCAAGATATTGCGCAAGTCTGATGATCCTGACAAGCTCCGTTTCATCCCAATCAACTTGCAAGATTTCGATGAACAAGAATACCCCAAATCAAGGATATTGAACATCTTTGAGGTCATTGGTAGCATCAGCAAGTTCTTTTAACCTCATAGTGACACCCCCTTTGGTACTCCAAGTGGGGTGTCACCCCCTCTTTATCGCCTCAAAAGCCCTATATATTATATATAATAAGGTGTAAACTTCAAAAATCGTTGCTCCGAAAGGGGTAGTTTCTTCACAATTAACCGCAAAAAGTGGTTAGTTTCTTCATTCAGCTTTTTGTATGCCAACAACCCTACTTTTGTAACCCTTAATTCTCGAAAGTGTAACCCTTAACTGTAACCCTTAGTGTAACCCTTACCCAAAAATCACCACTTTTGAGCATGAAAAAAGGGAGCCGTGAAGCCCCCTCGTTAACATTCGGTTTGAACACCGTAAATAAGCCGTTCTAACGGCATTTTAACCATCATCCTTCATAGACCCTTGGCGAGTGCCAGAAATGAGCGTAGATTGCTTTATAATAGCTCGTTTCGTGATTATTGACCCATTGCCAGACAGACCAGCATGAAGCAAGTAACTCTTGGTACAACCAACCTCCTCAGAGGTCAGCACGGTGTAAACCGCCGATATGCTTGAAAAGTAGAAGTCTTTCAAGCCATTATGTTTGCCCACAATAAGATGGACGTGTATAACTTTTGCCATATCTATTCATTTAAATTTCGGTGCAAATATACCAAATAATAATTATATGGAATAATTTTGCATTTTAAATAATCATAAAAGGGCAAAAATAAAGGGTAGCGATTGCCACCCATGCACAAGTCCCATCATCCTCATGTAAGCCGTTTGTAAACCTCATTCAATCCTACCGCCCTCAAACGCAAGCCAGGAGGCCACAGAATTAAACCAAAAATAAACCCATGTAAACGTTTCGTTTTGTGTCGTTCTTCATGCAAGATTATTGTAACTAACTATATTTCAAAGGCTTCACTCGATTTTGGGGCATAAGGCTTTATATACGCTTCGTTCTGTGCCCTTTATTCTGTGTTTTCTTTCGAGCATCAGTTTCTGCCTTTCCCCTCGCACGTTCCAAAGCCTTGGCTTTCTTTGCGGCTTCTTCTGGGGATGTATAATGATTGCCCTTTCCATTGCCCTTTCTCGATTCATTTTCCCGTTGCTTCTCATCTGCGATTCGCTGGGCTTCAAGTTTTGCAAGTTCTTTCTGATTCTCTCGCAGTGCTTTCCGATAAACAGCCTGTTGTTTGTCCAATGCAGAAATTGCATTCCTATATCTTATTATCGCAGCTTCCAAAGAATTAAACGCATATCCCTCCTCTTCCAACGATGTCGTATAATCCCATCCATTCAGGTTTCCATGCGAAAACAGTGTTTGAAGGGCATTCCTTCCTTTTTCCACCTTTCTCAGCAGATCATTAAATCCTGTAGTTATCCAGTCATACCATTCCGTGTGGTCTGAATTCTTCGCATCCAGTTTCTTTTTCTCAATTTCTTCGAGTTTCATCTGCAGCGCTTTCGCCTGGGCATTCAGATACAGAGACTGCGTATAATTCTCGATAGCCCTTGTTGCAGCCCGGGTGCTGATATTCTCGTCTTTCAACCATCCAAGGTATTCCGGACTGAGTTTGTTTATCTCTTCGATTGCCACCTTTCGCTCCTGGTCCGACAGAGCCTTGTTCCGCGCCACAGACACGAGAGCCATAAGTTTGGCTTTCTCACCCTCCATTTCCACTGCAGCATTTTTATGGACCTCTGTAAGATCATTTTCCTTCTCAGTGGCATCGTCAACAGAATCTATCCAGTCTTTAATGACGGCAATTGCCACGAGAATAGCGGTTGCTGCAGCAGTCCAAGGATTCTGCATCATCGCGATTTTCAGGTTCTTGATGCCAGTTATGACCTTGTCATTCCAGAACACCTGCAGCTTCTTTATCGCCACGTCGGCCTGCTCCAACACGATATAAGTTGTAAGGAGCGTTGTTGCTGTAAGGATTGTAGTATTGTATTTCAGGAATATCGACACGATTGCAGATATAGCTCCAGCAACGCTTGTTCCAAGGCTTATGCCGTGCTCTACCAGAGGCAACAGCTTCTCGCCCAGTTCCACACTTATGTCATGAAAATGTTTCTTTGCCTTGTCCAGCCTCGCCTGCACCGTGTTGTTCTGCACATTGAATTCATCAAGAACACTTGTGCCGTCGCTATACGCCTTGTTGGCTATCTCCTGTGCCTCCGTCACTTGGTCGAGATGAGAAGCGACAGACGAGAGAACCCCGACGGCACGTGTTCCGTCAAGCTTCATCTCTTCAAACATCGGTGCCATCTTGTCAAAACCTCCCTGTTCCTTCATTGCTCCGAGAAATTTCAGCAATGCCGCATTGGCATCGGTTTTCAATAGTTTTGTGAAATCTTTCACATTCTCTCCTGCAAGTTCGGCGAAACGTGCCGGTTCCTGATACATCTTCGTGATGAGCTGCGAGAACACGGTGGATGCCGTAGCCTCTTCCTGCATATTCTGGTCGAGAGCGGAAGCAAGTCCCATTATTTGCGTCTGGGTGAATCCTGCCTGTATTGCCACTCCCGACAGGTCGGCGGTGAAGTCAACGATATATCCGGCATTGGCAGAGGAGCTTTGTGCAAGGTCGTTGACGGCAGAACCCGTGGCGAGCATAGCTCCGCGCAGACCTTTCGTCTCATCCTCACCGAACATGTGTGCGAGCTTGCCTATCTTGTCCACCGCCCCCTCACCGAGGTCATCGCCAAGCGCCACGTTTATCTTGTCAGCTCCGTCTACGAATTCCTCAACCATTTCTTTATTTGTGATTCCAAGACGGCCTGCAGATCCGGCAAGCTCATTGAGTTGTTCTCTTGCCGTTCGGGTATCCATTCTCTTGAAGTCCTCGTTCATCTGATGGACTTCCTCGTTGGACTGACCTGTGTATTTCCTCACGTCAGCCATCGACTCTTCCATTCGGGCGTAATCTTCCACATATTGTCGAGCGACATTTTGCACTTTAACGAAAAGCTGTAATGCTGACTGGGCTGAATAATACCATTTGTTGATAAAATCCGCTCCCTTACCTAAAACAGAGCCAAAGGTTTTTGCCTCTTCAGATGTAGCACGGATAGCCTTACGATGATCCGACAAAATTTTATTCAAGTCTGCTATCGATTTTGCAGTCCTTTCGTATTCTTCCGTTCCGATAGTCATCTTTTTGATGTCTCGCGTAAGTTCACGTATTCTCTTCTGTATGGATGGGACCGTATTCTCTATCTGTGCACCATCAATATATACTTTGACGGTTCTGTTATATGTTTTTGCCATAACGATTGTTTTATATTTTCGCGAAAATAGCTAAAATGTACTTTTTTATGTAGGACTTAAAAAAATGATAGAAGAGGACTTGCATTATTCAAATATAATTTGTATATTGCAAACTGAAATTAAAAACACTGATAATTATGTTTATACTCACTCCAGACCAAGCATTAATATTCTTTATTATTCTGATAATCGTAGGAATAATAAAATGGATAAGCAGTATCGACTTAGAATATCATGTATGCCCCAAGGCTTTTAAAGAAGGTTGGGCCGAACCTTTTTGCAGAGCAATGATAGAGCGCGACATGATATATGGCGATGATGAATGGATTCCTAAATACGATAAAGACGACAGAGATAGTGAAGAATTGAAAGCAAAGCTTTTGAAAAAAGACATTGCGCTCAACAAACAAGGCAAATGGTGGCTGACAGGCGAAACGAACAGAAAAGTCGTAAATGAAATTTATAACATCAAGTAATCTATACGAGGCAGGATAACTACCCTGCCTCGTTTTATTTTTTCTTCACTATCGAAATCCTGTCCAGCTCATCGAGCACATGTTGCGCCGAAGCGTCACCGTAATAGTCGCCGGCAATGTCGGCAAGTTCGTTGAGGTTCTTGTCGATGTTGGTGTCGAGCCAGTCCACAGGGCGCCGGCGTATCGGTCCTGTCTTAACGTTCCTGCCAGGAATGCGTGAGCCCCGCACCACTGCACCGCCCTGATGGATATATCCGTTGCCCACACCATAGGCCACAAACACGCCATAGCGCAGGAATTTGAAAGCCACAGACTGCGCCACGCCGTCATCCTTGCCCTTCTTCACTGCCGAAGCCAGGCGTTTGCGCAGGTTGCCACTATATACCGTAGTCTTGGCAACAAGAGTTCCGAGGGAGCGGCTTTTCACCTTTTCGCCCCACTCCGAAACCTTGCTGTTGAATTTCTCTGCAGATATGTCTGATTGCTTGTTCATAGACCGTCAGCATCAGATGTTCTCATATTCCCGCGTCGCATTGAAACATGGGCATGACTTGCGCCATTTAGTGCAGTCGTCAACGCTCCAGATGTCACGATGTCCCATTATGTGAGCGTGTGGATACCTCCGTCTTAGAGTTCGCAGCAGTTTCACCAATGCAATCCTCTGTGCGTCCGTCCTGTTGTCCAGAGGTATGCCTCTCGCATCAATGCCTCCTATATACGCCACATTGATTGAGGTCGAATTATAGCCCTGCACTCCATTGCTCACATATTCTTCAGACAGCAGCTGCGTAACAGTTCCGTCTGGGGCAATTACATAATGATATCCCGGATGTTGCCATCCCTTTAGTTTGAACTCCTGCAGGAGTCCTTTAACAGTCATCTTCTGACTGCTCGCCGTGCAATGCACGAATATTCTCTTTATTTTTCTCATGACTCGTTTGTTTTTTCCATAAATGCCTCACAACGCCAAAAGCCTATGAAGCAACCAGAGCAACCTTTTCAGATGTAGGAAACCATAGCTCCACTGCATTGAAAGCATTTGCCCTACAGGTAAAAGGAGGAGCATAATAACTTGTGATATCACTGGTCTTGTTGAACTTGATTGTCTTATTGGCAGTGACATCATTGAATACAATCATCCACTTGGTATAGTCTCCTGCTGTAACTCCTTTATATGCTTTAAAAATACAGGAGGACAGGTCTCTTAAAGTATGTCCATATATAGGTCTTCCACCATAGCTTCCCTTGGAAGCCTCTGTCCATTCAGGAGTAACAGGCTGACAACATTCCACAAGGGCAGAGCCATTATATCTGTAGAACTTACTGTTGGCATTGTCTACAAAAAGCCTGTCAGTACGTGGTTTGAAGGTAGATGTATTCACATAGTCTTTACTGTCTGACCAGTTGGAATAATATGCTCCTGCTTTATATGCTACAAACTTCTGCCTTGAATTGTCAAAGACAATATAGTCCCATTCAGCAGTAGAACTGTTATTCAGAGTACTTGCCACTCCCATCCTAAACTCCTGTATGGCTCCCATTACAGGAAGATTCTCTCTTGGCACTCTGCCATTGGCGTCAAGAGAGGCTACCCAGTCTGGTTGTCCTATATAATCAATGAGGACCACTTCATCTGTGTTAGCCTTCTTGTTGAGTTCCCTCTTTATATTACTGAAAATCCTCGTCAGAAGAGAACTGGTCATCTTTATTATATCAGCCATAGTTTCTTCATTTGAATTTAAAAAGGGAAGGTAGTCAGTTATCCGACACTCCTTCCCATTGTTGAATTAAAACGTAAACTCTGTAATCTTCCTCACTTAGGAAAGTGTATCTGGAGCAGTAGCCCACAGGTTGTCAATCTCTGTAGGAGTCAGATCCTTGAATTCAGCCTTGAAGTTATTGAACGCTGCCTGTGTCTGATAAGTACCTGCAATGTTGTTGCCATTGCCATCCTGGGTTGCCTTTGCTGCTGAAGTGGCAGTCTTGGCATTGCCCTCAAGAGCACCAGTAAATTTAGCAGCCACCATCTCACCTGTACCAACACTCAGCACACTGCCCTTTGGAGTGAAAGTCAGACCGTTGAGGTAAACACTCTGTGCAGCCTTGCCGTCAGTAAGACTCTTCTCAGCAGAACCAAGGATAGGATAAGCATTGGCATCTGACGTTGGCAACATCGCCTGATAAACATTCTGGTCTGTCCAAGGAACACTTACTGTAGCTGCACCTGTAGAAGCATTTACATTCACACCATAGGTCTTGCCAGATGTAGTTCCAGCCTTGATAAGACCCAGAGATGTAGTAGAAGCAATCTTGGTTGCATCAACCTTCTTTGCAATAGCATCATGGATAGGGTTGCCTGCTGTGTTAGCCTTGGTGCTATCACTTGTGTTGTCCACATTGCCAAGACCTACCTGTGTCTTGGTTACTCCATGAGGATTGCTCGTATTACCTGTATGAGCAGTAAGGTCTGCAGCCTTGGCATAAGGAGCAAGATCCATCTCTGCCTTATACTCACCAAGCTTCTCAAATTTGTCGGTGCCATCTACAGTTACCTTGATATACTCAGCATAGGTGTTCTGGGTTCCGCTTTCACTGGATGCTACCAAATAAATCTTGCTCTTTGAAGCTGTTGCCACATCAGGAAGCTTAGTGACAAACTCTGCTACAGTGAAGTCAAGTTCAATGTTGCCACCATTCTCAAGTGACTGACCATTGATTGTTGCAAGAGCACCCTTTGCAATTTTCTTCTTTGCCTCTGCAAGTGCTCCTGCTGCCGCTGTCACACCATTGTTTGCAATGTTAGCAACATTGGTGATTTTGCCATCAAGAGTAGTCTCTGAAGCCTTGATAGCCAGCTTGACGTTTGTACCAAATCTTTTAAGGTTCTCGTCTGTAATGTATTTTCTTTCTGCCATAATAATATGAAAAATTAATGATTAATATTTGTTTCTGATTTATGCGTTCCACAAGGTGTCAATCTCCTCATTTGACAATGAAGCCAAGTCTGAGTTCTTGACATAAGTAGTCTCTGCAACTGTAGTGTCTACCTTCTGTGCAAGCTTGGTGTCAATGCCTGAAACAGCATCATTCAAGGCTGATGTTGTAGCATAACCTGAAAGGTCTACTTCACCACCTGTACCCTTGAATTCACTCCAGCCTGCAGCTTCTTTTCTTTTGCTCCAGTCCTTCAGCTGATAAAGGGCACCATTTCCCTTGCCATCAGCATCCACCACATACCATAGCTGACCTATTGCATCACTGCCAGTATTATCTCCACTTGCAGACAACTGCCAGTCATTCAGAGCATACAATGCAGTGAGGTTGGCTACAGTCCTGTGACCACTCACTTCATCCGCATAGACAATACCATAGCCTGTTGAAGTATTATTGTTAGTGCGAAGAATATTCGCCTGTCCTAAACCTTTTCTTACTGTCATTTTCAATCCTCCTGTTTAAGCCATTTCAAGTTTAGCATTAGTGAAAGCACCACGCTGCACACTTGTATAAACATTATATTCCAACTCTTTCTTGGTCTCTGGGTCTGTCACAGTGACCTTTGTGAGATTGAAGCCTCCATCAAGCAATGGAGTAGCATCATTCATCACAATCTTGCTGAGGTTGCCAAGCACTGACGGATAGGCATACATATAATAGCTTGTGCTGTTAGTAGTAACACCTGTAGCCACCTTTGACTTGCCATCACGAAGCTCATACTTCTTGCTTGGAGTAGGAACTACCACACTTGTCAGAAGACTTGTCAAAGTGCTTGCTGATGGAGCAGCTTCTGTTACTGATGCTGCAACACACTTATACTGGAAATGTACCCTTGCTGATGCAGAAGAATAGTCAAGGTCTGTACTGTCTGCCTGGCGGATGATGCCATTTGCAAGCACAAGTCCCTGCTTCTTGGCAGATACCTTTGCAGTGAATGTCCTGTCAGCTGTAATGTCCTCTACTGTGATTTCCTCTGAGAATTCTCCACTCTTAGGCAATGCCTTGGCTGCCCAGTCTCCACCAGCAACTGCCGTAGGTGCCTTATGGGCATCATCCTTTGTCCACTTGTACTTTCCTGCAAATGTCACCTTATAACCATAAATGGTGGAAAGGTTTGACGTTGAGGGGAAAGTGAGAGCCTCGCCTGTCTGGGTGTATGCCTTCCAGCTTGGGGTAATGCTCAGTGATGCCAATGGAAGGTCTCCTTTAAGAATACCCTCAATCTTCTCCGCATTTGCTGCTCCCTTGTTTCCGGGATATGCCGTACTGTCTGTTTCACCAAGTACTACTCCTCCCGAACTTATTTCCACAAGTTCGCTGCCGCTCCATCGGTACTGCTTGTTCCCTGTCGTGTCAATGTAGATTTTACCGGAATAGGGTACATTGGTGGTGAGTTCCTGAAAATTCTCTCTCTCCGTCCAGTTGTCATACACTTCCAAAAGCTTTGGCTTGGCGGTTCCTCCAGGAACAAGGGCGGTACTATCCTCCACCTCTACACCTTTGGTGGCATAGAACCTTTTGGTGCCACTGTCATAAATAACTTTTGTCCAGTCAGCCGTAGAGTTCTGTAGAATCTTGATACCCTTGTCGGGCATACCTCCAAACTCCACCACGTCATCCACGTAGGCTGGCAGCATTCTCGATGGCACTTTGCCATCTACGAGCTGCACGTAGTCTCCTTTTGCCTGTTTCTCATCAAGGGCGGCTCTGATTTTGCCGGCCAAATGCCCGAGACCTACTTCGTTAACATACTTTTTTGCTTCCATATTCATTAAAATAGTTTGTCGATTTCTTCATTGCTGATGGGAACGCTGACAATGTCTTTCAGGGCATAAGATGCCCATTGTCCCCATTCTCCGTTTTCGTGTAAGCGGAAGAGAATGTTGTGCCCTGTTCCGTAGTTCACTTTTCCGCCATCCCCTATGGATGCTGCGCCCATTATCTGCTGCACGCCGATATTGTCCGCCCAGCTGCATACGTAGTTGTAACATTCCACGTTCACACCGTCGCATCCCAGTTTGCACCGCCCGATATACTTGTCGTCTGTTCCGGCAACAAAAGATATGTTGTCGAGCCATGCGTTGAGAGCCTTTACCACCGCAGTATAGCGTTTCGTTCCCGTCAGGTTCTTGATGGAGGCACTCAGGGAGAAGTCTTCCACATAGAGGAAATCTTCCGTCTGGGCATTGGTGTGGGAGTTCTCCTGGATATAGTCTGCCACGAGCTTCTTCAGATTCTTCAAGTCTTCGTTCTCACCTATCTCCTGCAGCTTCTCCACTATGTCTTTCAGCGTCTGTCCCACAAGTCCCGCCGTATTCGACTCCGGCAGCACATTGGTCCTGATCTTTTCAGCCGCTGATATGAGATTGTCGAAAGTTTTAGCCATTGTCATTCTGTTTTAAAAGCGTTATTGTCCGTAATACAGTATGGAGTCTGCAGCATCACTTCTGCCATCCAGCCATAGAGGGCGTTCTTCTCGTTCTGAAGCGGAACCACATCGATGCCGTCGAACGACATGCCCTGCAGCCATTTCGGCGTGCGTCTGTATTTGTCGAGATTTATCTTTGCAAATATATCATCTATTATCCGTTCCGTCTCGGACAAAGCCGACTCCACCTCTACGTAGTCGCCGGTGTCGCTCACGTGGGTAAACACCTCTATATGGCAGGTGTACGTCTTCTTCATCTCGTCTATCGAGCTTCCCGAAATCTTGTATCCCGTAGTTTCAAAGAATACGGCAGGATAGTGCAGCTCTTCGGCAAGCGACGTATTCTGGGAGTCTTCGTTGAGGTTTACGAAATGTCGCTCCTCGTCGGAATGGCGAAGCTTCTCATGCTTGCGGCACAGTTGTTCGAGATATGCGGTAAAATTCTTTATCATGATGATCAATGTTTTATCCTGCTATTCCTGATCCTTCGGTTCATGAGTCTGAAGGCATCGAGGGCGAGCATTCGTTTATAGCGTTCGATGAACGCCACGTCGTCGCCGAGGAAGGCGTCGAAGATGGCGAGCCAGTCAGTGGGGCGCGGGGTGCGCTTGCGGTTTTCCGCCTCGTCGCTTTCTTCATCCGTGGGGAAGAGGAACGGATAGGCAAGGGAAAGCCATTTCCTTATCAGAATGAAGTTGAAGAACACGGCGATGCGCACCGTCTTGTCCATGCCATTGCAGAACTCCACCTTCTTCTGCATATCGTCGTCTTCCGCTTTCGGGGCGTGATAGAGAGCTGCTATGAACACAGACAACAGTTCTTCGTTCCCAGGATTGATGGCATAGCGTTGGAAATAGTTGTCGGCAAGCATAAACTGCTCCAGAGTAACGTCCTGCAGACGCATCCCCGGTGATTCATACTCCGAGCCGGGCAGCGTTTCCACAAAGAACCGGCTGCAGGGCTTGTCGAGCTTGCGCATCCACTCCGTTTGCTCGAGTAGGGTATATTTCAGGAAGTCGTCCATAAGCAAGACGATATTCTTCGGCAGGGAGAACATACGGCAAAGGAACCGGTCTTTGTCTACGCCTCCGTTCCAGATCTCCACGGCTGCCATGAACTGCTCCCCGGTCATCTCGTTCCAGGTTTCGGGCAACGGTGTTTCAAAGACCTTTCTTCTGTATGTGACCTTCAGGTTCTTCATAAAGTGAAAAAGGCGTTGTGTCCGGCATTGTCGCGGATGTTATACCCGTCTGTAGCATCTTCGACATACTTTCCCATAAAATTTTTTATAAACGTCTGCAGAGAGGCTGCCGACCGGGTGGCGTCTATCTCATACATGGCGATACGGTTGCCTATCTGGCGGTCTGTCGCCGGCGACAGGTCCATATTGTCGTAGCTGCCGGATGCCATCTGGCGGAAGTAGAGGCCACGGTCGGTAAACGACCCCGTCTGCTTCATCAGTCTCACCACTGCCATTCTCACCACATAGTCGGCACAGGCGAGCCGGAAAGTGTCGAGATGGAATCCCAACTGCGGAAACTCTTCTGTTCCGGAGAGCCATTTCCTCAGATCCGAATAAAGCACATCGCCGAGTATGGGTCTCAGATGGTATTCTTCCACTGTGGGGAACTCTGCCTGCAGACGCATGAACACGATGTGCGACCCGTAGATGCAGACAATACGGCTGGCTTCTCTCGGGCTCCTCACTATTGCCTGGCTACGGTCTGTCCAGCATCGGGTTTCCTTGTATTCAGGGTAGAGCCCGATGTTGTCTTCCACGTAGTCAAGCAGGGAGTCGAGGGCATTGAATCCGCGGTTCTTGAAGTTCTCGCGCATCCTGTCTTCCTGATATTTGTATGCTCCCTGCCATTCGCCGCTTCCCTGCCGCTGGAATCCCTGGTCGGTGATGCGCAGGTTCAGCGCATCGAAATCATGCCAGAAGGCGAGGTTTGCCACTGCCCTCTGGGCGAGAGTAAGCAGATGCAGGGCGTCGTCGCTGGCGGTGTCCTGACTGGTGTATGTGTCCTCTATCTTCTGCATCAGCTTGCTCTCCACAAGAGGCAGCAGGAACATCTGCTGCGCACTCGACAACGAGGACTCCATCTTCTGGAACGACAGCGAGGATGAGGTGGGGACATAGGCGGAGATTTCTTTTCCGCCGTTCCATTTCTCTTTACTGAAAATCATAGGCTCATGATAATTTATGGGTTGTACCGGCTCCCGTGTCGAGAGTGGTCAGAATGGTGTTGCGGAAACGGAGCTCACAGTCAGACATGCCGTTGAGCTTGATGAAGAGGGCAAGGGGATCGAGAATGTTCTGCCTGTCGATCCACGCATTGGCGATGTTCACAAGGAACGCCTCGCGGATATTGCTGCCGCCCTGGTTCCCGGCATAGGTGCCGCCTGGCATACCGGCGCCGAGCACGTTGGGGTTCACCATCAGGGCGAAGAGGATTTCCGAGTTGGCGGCGGCAGAGGTGACGAGGTTTTCCTGGCCGGCGTTGTACTTGTTGGAGAGCGGCATGATTTTCCACTCTTCTTCCACCCTTCCATTCATCTCGTTCACGGCATAGTTCGTGAATATCGGTTTTTCGGCGTTGTCAGGTCCGAGCAGGTTCTTCTCTATCTCGTCCATGTATTTGTTGATTGCCACCCGCCGTTCCTGCTGTGTCTTGAATGCCGAGAGCGGGAACTTCTTGTCCCAGTAGCTGTATGGAATCTGCACATGCCATTTCCATGTGGTCTGGTTCTTGTATGCCTTCTTAAGGAAACTGGGCACCATGTGGGCGATGTCTACCCATCCGGCAACGTAGGCAGGCCACCATATCGGCTCTCCGTAGATGTCCTCGTTGCTCCAGGAGTCGCGCACGGCATATACGAAACCCTTGTTCAGCCTGCCGAGAAACCTGAGCACCTCTGCCTGTGAGTCGGGGTCGTAGTCGTTGAGCAGGGGCAGGATATCGTAGCTGGAGGGCGACAGGTCCCACGTGCCGCTCACCACGCATTTCTGGTTGCCGTTGTCGTCCGGCTCCGTGAAGCGATACTGCATGCAGTTGAGGGCATTCAAGCCGATGATGATGTCGCCGGCGAGATTGGGAACGAACTGCACGGCACCACATCCCACCTTGAGATAGTCTCTCAAGACCTTCTCCATATACCGCCTCACCTGTCTCGAGGATATGAAGCGCTGCACCTTGGGGTCGGATATCGGTTCCAATACTTCATCACCATTGTCGTCGTAGCCTTTCACACGGCAGGCGAAGACTCCCTGCCCGAGAGTGAGGTTGCGCAGGAAGTGAAGGCCAGTGTTGAGCACCGTGGTGTCTCTGACGGTCTTCACTGCCTCATAGGGGAATCTGTTGTCTTTGCCCCATGCCACCACACGCTCGCCGCCTACATGGATGTAGCCCCGCAGTGTGTCGTCGTATGGGAACAACACCCGTCGGCGGTCATCCGAGGTCTTCTTGTCTGTCACGGTGTCGGCGAAGAAGAGTGTGGAACTCATCATCAGCGGCGCACCGTCGTTGTTATACAGGATATCCATTGCTCCAGTCTATATAATGTCCGTTATACTCTATGATGTTTGTAATCTTCACGGGGATGACGTGCATCTCCGGATTGCCTTTGCAGTCGCAGGGCTGGATGCCTCGATAGCGCAGCTTCTTCATGTTCATGCCCTTGCATCCGGTAGCGTATGCCTGAGGAACGAAACGCAGTTTCCCGTCAAGGGTCATTATCTTGACGGAAAAGATGCGTTTGTGGCCGAACCTGTCGGTGCGGATATCGAGATCTGCAAGCATGGTGCTTGCATACATTGATTTCTTTTCTTCTTTTTCCATAATCGTCATTCAAAGGTTTTGTCAAAAGGCGGACGCGGGAACACGTGTCCCTTGCCGGTATCAGGCTGCACCGCCATACGGCGCATATACCGCATGTCGGAATAACGCCACGTGATGGTGAGGGAGTCTGGCTCGTGGGTGGGGCGCACGATGGAGGAGTCCACGTCGGTAATGGTGATGCGATGCAGCTCTCCGGCATCGAGAACGAAGGCGAGGGGTGAGTCCATAAGGTCGTAGACGGAGGCACGCTCCTCTCTGGTCAGCCATCCGCTGTTTGCCTCATGCTCCTCGGTGAGCGCAGAGTCGAGACGGATATATTCCCTGCCGGCAAAGCCGAAATCCGAATCAAGCGACTGCTTCTCGGTGTCGCGACCCGTGAAGGTGATGGTGTCCGGGGTGCCGTATGGACCGAGGAACACAAACTGCGCGGCGTGTTTCGGCAGGTGGGGATTCACGGTAAACTTCATCTTGTCGAGCTGCTGACCGCCACTGTTATACAGCGTGAAGGTATAGAAGTATATGGTCTTGACGTCGGGATCCGACGAATGAAACAGGCTGAGGATGCCTTCCGTGCCTGCCTCTATGGTGTAGTAGTCTTTAGAGGAGTCAACGGAAATTTCCTTTTCGGAGTATCTGGCTGCTCCACCGGAACTGTAGGCAAGTCCCACCACCACCTTCAGCTGCTTGCCGGCAGTGAAGACCGACAGAGGGCAAGGCTGCCCGGGGTATATCTTCCGTGAGCGGATGCGGTGGGCAAAATGGGCTGCAGTGCTGTTCATCACAGACACCATATATAGCATTCTGCACACTATGGTATGGCTGCCGGCGGTAAGTTTCAGACCGATGCCGGCGCTCCGCGGACCGGCGGTGAGCATCCGGCTCTCGTCTGTGAGGGTCAGTATGGAGGAGTTCACGAGCTCGTCGATGCCTGCCACCTCCACCTTGCCGCCGACGGGCGAATACTTCGACGTGTTGTCAAACACGACGGAGCCGTCATCAGCCGTGAGTTCTATATGCACGTTGATGTCGGCGTCCGTCGCTATCGAGACAGATTCAACAGAAGAAGCGAACGACAGATATGGGATGTTGCTGATGTCCATTTACCAGGAGAATATTTGAAAACCGACGCCTGCCACAGGGGAATGGTCAATGAGGTTGTAGCCCGCATACATCTTCATCATGCGGTAGCGGTATTCCGCCATGATGGTGAGGTTGTGGTAGCCGAACGTGGACAGCAGGCCTACTGAGTTGTCTCTCACAAGTCTTTTCGGATAGAATGTGAAGTTCACTTCTCGGCCGGCTATCCCGTTCTGATATATGGTATCCGTCACTATGGCACGGGCACTGTCGCGTCCGGCACCGGTGGCGACGGCAACGAAAACGGTATCACGGTAGATTTTCTGCAGATAATAGTCGTTGATGACGCGGCTCGTGTCCACACGCCCGGGAATGGGCACGAACACCGTGTCGCAGGGCTGTGGCACGTAGACGGTATCGACGCTGACCGGAGGAACGGTCACGGTGGTGCCGCCATGCAAAACCTCGCCGCCACGAAATCCCGAAGAACACCTCCCCAGGAAGAACGAGACGACGAGGACAATACATGTAATTAACACTAATACTACATTCCTGAAACAATCTTTGAATCTAAAACTATGTTTGTCCATCATTTATTACCTGTCAGTTTGTTGAATGCCGCTGAAGCGGCGTGTTTCACGGCCTCGATATAATAGCTCTTGTCATGGTTGTCGATGCAGGCAAGGTTCTCCAGGATAGAAGTGGCGTTCTCCACCACGAAGGCTATCATCAGAATCACCGTGAGCACATCGAAGAACCATGCGCCGACAAGCCATGCCAGAGAGTGCTCGTCGTAATGGGAGGCGAAGAAGGCGAACACCTGGCAGCTCAAGAAGAGCACGAACCAGATGCAGAGCTTCAGCAGGAAACGGGAGAACTTGGAACTCTCGAAATGCTCCTTGCGCTTATGCGAGGCACACACTCCCGAAACGAGTTCGATGAGCATGATGAGCATCATTGCAATGACAAGCACGGGCCATACGCCCAGCGCTGAGCAGATGCAGCCCAATACGGACGACAGAGCGGCGCTCTGTCCGTAGCCCACGTATTTCGTAGAGGGAAACACGCTTTCCACAAGAGCGTCCACGCTGTCATAACCGTATGAGTACAAAAACTTATCAATAAACATATTAACTAAAAAATGGCATTACTAATGCAAAGATAGGCAACAGGCAGCAAAAGGCATGGGACAAGAAAAGGCGCGCTACTTTCACAAGCGGCACGCCTCAGAAAAAAAATGTAGTTGAATTAAAAAGATGTGATATTGCCAATCTTAAAGGCTTTGGAACACTCTGTCGTAGAGCACCCAGCAAAGCATGCCGGCATCATCGAGATATCGGGTCTGGTAGCCCAGGCCGCGGAGCACTTCGATCACCTCCTCGTAGTCGCACACCACCATGTGGTGGAACATCCAGCACACGTCATCGGTGCTGAGGAAGCGGATGTTCTCGGGGTCGCCGGTGGGAGAGAACCGTTCCTGGAGCAGCTGCGAGAACATCGAAGGCTCCTTTTTCTTCTTCTCTTCCTCCTCGTCGCGGATGAATCCTATTTTAGCCATGACTCTGCCCCCTTCCCAAATTTTTCAATCAGAAGTTCACGCGCCTCGTCGCTTGGTGTGTCCGGTCCATACTTGTTGATGTAGGATAGGAAGCGGACCACTTCGTCAAGGACGCAGAGAAAGGTGTAGAATTCCTTGTAATCCTCGAGGTCACGGTCGAAGAGCGTTCCGTCTTCGGTGTGCATCAGAAGCGTGCGGCGCAAGTCGTCGCAGCGGTCTATAAGGTTCATCACGTCGCCATGAGCAATCTCCTTCTCGAGACGTTCCACGATGTCGGGGCGTGCATACTGATAATTTTCCATATTGCGGTTTGTTGTCGTTTCGTTGTTCATAATAGTATCCTTTCTTTACTTCAAGTTGTTTTCGTTTTCCTTCTTCTCGCTCCTGTTGAGCCGGCGCACCGTCCATGCGGCGCATGCTGCGGAGAGGAGCGACGCCACGGGAGCGGCTTCCACTGCCGCCACGCCCACGAAGAAGCATACGGTGATGAGGTTGACGCGCAGCACGGTGCGGCGTGTCACCGTGAAGTCGGCTATACGCGAATAGAACTCCGACTTGCGGTCGAGCCAGCGGCTGATGGCCGTAAGATGGTTGATTACTGTGCTCTTTACGTCGGCGAAAGCCAGCTCCGCCCCCGTGCGCTGAGCTTCCTGCGCCTGGATTGCTGATGTCTGTTGCATATTGCATCGTTCTTAACCATTCCCGGATCCGCCGGGCCGGAGATACAGAAAAGCGGCTGCACATCCCGTTGGTTAAGAACGATGGCTTACCCCGAAGAGCAAATCAAAATTCACGGAATGGCAACCGCCATGTATGTAAGATTATGGGCATAAAAAAAGCCCACGCAATCAGTGCTGAGCAATAACCGCTGCCCGTCGGGATAGTCTACTATCGTTCTTAACCGCTGCAAAGATATAAATATTTTATATATCTGCAAAGAAAAAGACAAAAGTATTTCACTTCTGCCTTTATTTTTTTTAGTCTTTCTCTTCGTGAGTGATAATTCCTTTCCTTATTTCATCATCAGAAGACACGCGCTTTTCCAAGATATAATTTGCGACATTCTGTTTTCCCATGGACTCTGTAAGGAAATACACATCATTCAATTTCCATCCTCTTTTTGCCATGTAATTAATGGCATCCATTGGAGTGTTGAACTTCATTTTTTTTCCATTCTCGTCATAAAGACTTTCGAAGTTTGCTTTTCCTTCAACAAAAGCCCCCATATCCAAAAGAACCTTCACTTTACCAAATCCCCAACTGTTATACGCTTTTAGCTGACAGTAAACAGGATACTTACCATCTTCGGTAGGAACAACGCTCTGCGCTTTTGCCATATACGACATTGCGAGAGCAAATAGAATTATTAAACTTTTCTTCATATATTTTGTTTTTTATGTCAATCAAATATACGCATAAGAATCGGACTGGGCAAGGGAAATGGGGGAAAAGTTGCAAAATTATTGCCGTAAACTTGCTTCGTATCGGAAATTATAGTATTTTTGCACAAGAATATAGCTCTTGTTGCATTGAAAGACTACGTGTGTCGTAGTTCACTCGGTAGATGCACAGGGGCTATTTTTGTGTCCTTTGGATAGGCTTATATCCCTTATGCTTGAAGTGGGGATAAAAGCCCAATGCCTGTAAGGATGTGTCCACCTGTCTGAAAAATCGTTACACCCAGTGCTTATTCCGATATTGAAATTAGGATATATCTCCCTTATCCTCGAGTTGATATGCCTGTAAAGTTTTTCCTTCAGGATAGTCCTCTTGCCCCGCCTGCCTGTAGCTTGGTCCTTAATCTTGTGCTTGTTGTTAAGCCGGAAACATACCGCACCCAAAATCAAATCCATAAACTGCAGCATGATGTGCTTGGAGGAATCCACCTCGCTTATCTCATCCTTGTGTATGTGTATGTTTGCTTTTCTGAAAGACTCATCAAAATTAAGCCGATAAATATAATCCTTGAATTCCTCCTTGTCGGAACCTTTCAGTGGTATGTCGTCAAGCATCAGGTAGATCGGAAGAGCGTCGTG